ACGATGTGAACATTCTTGTCAAAGTCTGCATATATCGCACCTTCTGCCACCGTCCACAACATTTTTGTTATCGTAAAGGCTCTTTATCCTCTACCTCTATATATTTCTATATAGTTCAGACTATCTCATCATCTCATTAAGATGTCGGATTTCGTGGATATTTCTGCATACAAAAAGCACAGTTTAAAAACTGTGCTTAATGGTTAGCTTACTTTATCTAGTCGTTAAACCTGCACGCTCTTTCAAGCGCGATTGGTAATTGATTGGCTTAGTCTACAAATTCAAATGTATATCCTTGGCAAGTTTTTTGCTTACCTAAACAAACTTGATTAATATGGGTTCTGGCTTTTGGAAAACCCATTTCAATAGCGCATTGTTTAACGCTGTCATAAACAACACCCGTTTCGATACACCTACAACGTTTTCCTCTAGCTTTTCTCAGCTTTTCCTTAGTTTCTTCGTTGTGGTGTTTCCCATAAAACGGATTTAAAGACCCCACTCTAGCTTTTGAGTATTCAGACATTCTTTTTCTTGTCTTTACACTAACTTTCTTGCCTCTGTGGGCACTGCCTATTTTGTCTTTAGTTTCTTGAGTATGTTTTCTTCCTAGCCAATAAGTATTGCCCATCAACTGTTTACGATGTTTTTCTCTAGTTTCATCAGAAGTCATCTGTAAAGCACTACCATCGCCACCCATACTCATATTGTATCCATTTTTATAGGTATCAAACATTTTGATATATAGTATCTCTCGTTCTAATAAATCCTCACGGCTAACGTCCGATAAACTTTCTAAAACTTCAAATACAAAAGCATCTTCTCCATACTTTTTAAAAGCATTAGTTAATTTTAAATTAGGATGTTTTCCGTTTTTCAAACGCCAAAAATGAACCCGTTTCCTTACAGACAATTCTTGTGTGACGCCTATATATCTTTTGTTGTTTATTTTGTTTGTTATTGAATATACATTTACTTCCATTTGTCCACACTCCTAGTATATCTTAATTATACCAGTAAATGCGGTGTTTTTAAAGACCTTAGCTTTCCAATTTTAACCCGATTTTCATTATCCAATCACTTGGATAAGGGGCTTGTGTGTCAACCCATGATATCTCTATCGTAAAACTTACCACTCGGAGTTGCTGCCTTTATTGATTGCTTGTATCGTTCCGACAAAAAATTGTTATCGTCTAACTGAAAATGGAAGTCGATAATCATTTCATCGTCAGTGTCGATATAATCCTGCTTGAGCCAATGATTAGGGTTGTCGGGGTTGCTATCCCACACTATCCTAGCACCCTCACCAGAACACCGTGAAATGATTTCTTTGAACACTTGTTCGTTGGCTAAACTAGCTTCGTTTATGTATGCACCATAAGCGGTGAAACCCCTAGCTCGTTTTAAACCACTAATAGAGCCAGTATAGACTTGAACGACCTTTACACCCTTGAATACGAACGACCCATGCTTGTCATACTTAGGCTCGAACTCATACTTGTTATACAATTCTTGCAGCACGTTGTTCTGAATTGAAGTTGATGACGTACCAGCCAATATGTACATCGGCTCGTCTACACCTTGTTCGTCTGCTATGCGCCTAACTCGTAATAATTCACTTATAAAGGCATCATTGTTTACCACCGTCTTACCAGCACGTTTAGCGCCATGTAACCCACAAATAAAGAAGTCATCGTTCCAAATGCGATCTAGGACTTGCAATTGTTTTGGTGTATATAAATCGCTAATCGCCATTTCTAACCTCATCCTTTAACATATCAACAAAGTTAGCAATTTTGTCATCTCGTTCTTCATTGCCACTAATATCATTTTTAATCTTCTCAATTTCAGCCTCAACCTTGCGCATATCTGTTTCGATTTGTTTCTTAGTTAAGTCATTATAGTTTCGATACTTGTTCGGTTTGTAGTTTTTAAGTAGGAACATTAGAGCTGAACTATCTGGTGGACTGTATCTCGTATGCTTTGATACTTTTTGTTTCTTTTCACCATCTTCACCCACCCACATTTCTGTGGTGGTTTCCACATATTCAAAACCCTGTGCTTTCTTGATCAATGAATTTTCTAATTTCCTAACTACTGGCTCTCTGCCTTTTTTTAAAGCGTCCAATATGGAACCATATTTTTTGCACCAATTGTTTAGCGTTTGCCTTGCTATCCCCATATTGTGCGCTATATCTTCATTAGTTAAGCCATCACTAGCCCACGACTCTATTCTTAGTAAGCCATCCTCCGTTAACCACTCCTTGTATTTAGCATTTACGCTCACATTCCTTTGCCACCTTTCTTAACGAACAAAAAAGGTTGCTTAGTGAGCAACCTAGATAAGTGTGTTCGATATTTAAATCAGACCCCATTCAGCTAGTTTCTCGAACCCGCCTAATTCTTTTACGTACTCACCAGCAATCTCAACAATTTCATCGTAAGGTCTGCCGTCAATGGTATCATCGCCAATAGCGCATAATAAGTTTACTTCTTCGCCGGTTTGTTGTGCTTTTAAATGAGCATAGATATTAACAGACACATCGGACTTAGATAAGTCTTTACCATGTAAGCCACCGCCTGTTACAGCTCTACCCATATCACTTCCTAGTTTACGATTAGTTGCGCCAGTATCTACGTCAGTCCCACCGGTCCAAAAGCCTAGTGGGTTTAAAGTTAAATTATATTTATCGTCAATATCTAAAGTGTGTACATTACTTTGGCATACGATTAAGTCATTACCGTTAATAATATACTTACCGTCAGTAGGGTTTTCTTTATATAGCGTTCTTACTAGATTAGATAATTCTTCTTCTTCGGACGATGTCTTTACACCTTTGAAGATACCGTTATCCCCACACCGTACTTTTTCCACTTGGTTAGTATTTAAAGCCTCGTCCTGCTTAACGTTTAATAGGTCTAAATACACGTCTCCACCAATACGTTTAACAATCGCTTCGGCTTCTTCGTGTTTAATATGGACGTCGCTCTCGATGACTACATGACAAACGCCGTGGCCGATTAATACTTCTACCGCAATTTTTGGATCGTCTTTAATCTTATACGCATAATCGACAATAGCGCCCGCAATTCTATCGGCTACTTTGTCTGGGTGGCTAGGGTTTACTTTTTCAAACATTTAATATTCCTCCACTAATTCCGCTTCTAGTCCTGTTAACTTTTCCCAGCGATTGATGATTACATCTGCATAGCGTGGGTCCAGTTCCATCGTGTAGCAATTTCTTTCTAACTGTTCGCATGTGATGAGTGTGCTCCCTGACCCACCGAAGAAGTCGCCGACGTTTTGCCCCTTCTTGCTGCTGTTTAATACTTGCCTTGATAACAGCTTAATTGGTTTCATCGTCGGGTGCTCTCTGTTCGCTGTTGGTTTCTTTTCACGGATGATGGTTGTCGGACCTTGCGCTTCCTCTGATGCTAGGATGTATTCTTTTAATTCATCCTTGCTCATCTTGTTCAGATTTGGTCTGTCCTCGATTACCGTTGCTTGGGTACGATCAAATGTGAAGTAATGCGCCGCTCCTTCTTTCCAGCCGTATAGACACGGTTCGTGTATCCATTGGTAATCTTGCCGACCAAGCACAATTGAACTCTTAACCCATATAAGCGTTTGCTTCAGTAGCCATCCCGTTTCATTAACCGCTGCTCTAAAGTTGAAACCTTCGCTGTCAGCGTGCCAAATATAAAAAGCTGCACCAACTTCCATTGCGGTGTTCGCTGCTTTGAATGCGTCGGTAAGGAATGCACGAAACTTTGCATCATCCATGCTGTCGTTTTGAATGGTCAGTTTATCTTTCGTTCCGCCTTCGTATGCTACGTTGTACGGTGGGTCTGTGACTAATAGGTTTAACTTCTCACCGTCCATCAGCTTGGCCACGTCTTCCTCTTTGGTAGCATCGCCTACCATCATACGATGGTTGCCTAATTGATAAACCTCTCCGTATTTGGTTCTCGGTTCCTTCGGCAGTTCTTCCTCATAGTCGTCTTCCTCTGCTTCGTTTTCCACTTCTGCAAAGTCTTCATCAGTGAAACCATATTCTGTCATGTCCACCGACTGAATTATTAACTCGTCCAGTTCCGCTTGTAGCAGTTTTTCCTCCCACGTCGCAAGCTCTCCCACTTTGTTATCCGCTATTCTGAATGCTTTAATCTTTTCGTCACTTAAATCATTAGCAATAATGACTGGCACTTTTTCCAAACCTAGCTTTTTACTCGCCTTTAATCTAGTATGCCCAGCCACTACGATGTTATTCTTATCAACTACGATAGGAACTTTAAAGCCGAACTCCTCAATAGATTTAGCTACATAATCAACCGCCCCATCATTATTCCGTGGGTTATTCTCGTAAGGAACTAAGTCATCCACATTTAAATATTTTAAATTGTCTTCCATGTTCTCCTCCTGTACATAATAAAAAAGCCACCCGTCACTCGTAAGTGTGTCTACTTAAAGACTGGGTAGCTATTGATGTTATTTTTATTACTCAAAACTACCAACCGCAAGTAGACCACTAGTGATTTTAATATACCTACTTTGCAAACATGCTATTTTAAGCGATTGGTATTTTTCAATAAGCAAGGTTAGTCAGTGATGATTAAATGTATAATGTATTTGAGCTGACTGTGCCTTGCTATGCTACTGGAGAGCGGTCGCAACTCTCTTACCTGCTAAACATCAGTAGCTGTGTATATCCACAGGAGGAACCTGCGTTTGCTTTAACATATTTCCGTATGATAAAGACTTTCCACTAAGGAGGTGGCTTTTCGTTAGCTATATTTAAAGTGGCTGCTTTGCCACTGTATCTAATTCAGATACACATCATTACGCGTGATATCCCATCGCCTAAATATCACAATA